TTAATACGGTTTTGCAGGCCAAACTATATTATCTGTAGTTGATGTTTCTATACGATTAACTAGTACACGATATTTTTTCCAGGCTATCAGTCGTTTTTTCTCCTCTTCGGTCGCCATATCTAAATCTATGGCATCTTGAAGAGGGGCAATTTCACCAGTGGCATCATATAATTTTTGTTGTTTGATGCCTTCCAATTTATATCTTTTTGCTAAATTTTCAGCTTCAACATCCTTGACACACTTTTCACCGTTCCAGGCATCATATTCACTTTGAGGAGCTAATGGTGTCAAATTCTTCGGCACTTTCCCCAGTTTTTCAAGGGTGACAGATTGACGGTTTTTCGTATCAAACAAAACCAAGCCTCGATGATCTTCCTGATATTCCCATTCCTGACTTTGTTCGTTAAAAACAACGGCAAAACCTTGCCTTTTATCAAGCGGTTTCTTCTCAGTATGAAAAGGCAGTATCTTATGAAATTCATCCGTGTAAGCATCGCAAGAACCAAACAACTCACCGGTATCACTCGTGTAATTATAGGCTTTGAAAATTCTGAACATTTTTATTCCTTAGCTAATTCCGTACCAACCCATCAAAGTAACAAAAGCATTGGTGATATTAATTTCGCTACCATTTCCCATCTTTCCGGTTGTACCTGAAACCGTATGTGAATGTGGACCAAGAGTAACAGTATGGGCGTGGTTACCGGCTTGGGTGGTTGTTTTAGTACCAACTTCCCATTGATTTCTAGAACCACTTTGTCCGGCAGCTTTCCAGTTATCCGGTACTATTCCCTGAAAATTATGTGAATGATTACCTGTTATATTGGTATTTTTATTACCATAATCATAGCTACTGGTAGTTGCTGAAAAAGCGTGCCCATGAGCGGGTAATTGTGCTTCTGTTAGCTTAATAGCGTCAGACCCACCGGTGGTTAATACATTAGAGCCATCTGCTTTCGCTAACCGAATGGTTTTATTTTCACCAATGTATTGCCACTTTGTATTAGGAAATAAGGTATTGGGATTGTTGTTTTCGTGCAAACCAAACAACAATTCCTACCGGATAAATCCCATCAACTGTCGAGGTTTTTCTTAATTCATCGGTCAAGGTTTTTTGACTCACGACATCTGTGCTTGAATCACCCAGGGTTTGCTTTATTCTCCCACCAAAAGCCGTTCCGGCTAATTTTATAATTGCCTGGGTAAGCTGGTCGTCAATCTCAGGGTCTTGTTTAATATTGGCTTTTAACAGGACATTCAATACTTCTCGCTGCAATGAGTTAAGCCACTCGCCTTCCAGAATGGTCGGCGCAATGCCGGCCGCGACATTCCCATTAGTGAATTCGCCCGCTTGCGTTGCGGTAGGGGTAACATCCCCAATTTTTTTCATAACAAATCCTCACCATAACGTGATAGCGTAAAAAGGGTAAAAACAGAAAATTATTGGTCGTAACCGACCTGTAGAATGGTGTGAGAAGGAGCTATCTGATTAAACTGACATTCCAGTTGTTTATCACCCCAGGCGCGCAGCGGGTCACCGCAATAACTCCTACCCGCACGGGCAGATAATACGACCGTTTTACCCGCGTGCATTCGCCAGACAAAGGGCCATGCCTCACCATTTAGCGCATGCCCACAGGCCGAGAGTCCAGCTCTCGCCTGTCGAAATTCAGTAATAGTCACCTGATAATCGGTCTCTGCTGCGAGCGCGATAAAATAATTTTTTGATTGACCACCCGTCCGTAATAGTTTCGCTAATGCTATCCCTTGGCGTTTGGGTAAGGTATCAGGCGGTGCGGTCATACATTTATCCGGTAAACCTAACGTCGCTTCCCATTCCGGTAAAAATGACGTGGCGGTTTTAGGGAAGCTGGTGACTAATAACCGTATCGCTTCATTAAGCGTGTTGCTTAATAGTGAAATAAGGGTATTTCGGTGATTGAAGTAAATTTTAGGCTGTTCTGAGATGGAAATTCCAAAGACCGGCAC